CAACTATGGTAGCCCTGAAAAGGCAGAACAACTTTTATGTTGAGCTCCTCTCTGAACTACTGCATGACAACCCTCTGGAGACCAGTGTGAAGTCAATCTTGCGTGATATACGTACCATCGTGGAACGTGTCTCTCACGAGAGGATCAGCTTCTTAACAAAGAGCCTTCCCAAGTTAGGAAAAGCTCTCGACGAAGGACTGGTCCAAACCAATTTCTCCCTTCCGGGCGGCTTTAAACCCGCCAAGAAGAGTTGTATACCCGCTTTCATGCAGGAATACTTCAAATTGGTATTTCACGCTGATGGGTCCGTCAGGCATGATGCAGATACGACGGCAATAAGTCATATCCGTCAAGTCTGTTTCGCGTGCTACAAGCTGGAAATCTCCTATAAGCCGGCTGATGAGGCTCGAGTGATCGAGTCCTTTAAGTCGACTGAGGAAGAACTTAAGCTTTCGGATGGTGAGTTCGCCGGCAGCGAAACCTTCGCCGCCAGCTACATCATCAGGGACTTGTTTCGTGATTTCGATCACAAAGACATCATCCCTCGGCACGGCCCTGGCGCGGTGGCCACCGGTGAACGCCTCGAGGACAAGTGGCAATTTGCCAGACTGTACAACGGGATTCATCAGGTGTACCCCTACTATGAATACTTCGTGGTAGGGGGTGCGCGTGAACTGGAAGATCGATTGGACTGGTATCGATCCTTGGAACGTCTTAAGGAAGGCGTTGCTAAGGTTGTGCTCGTTCCAAAAGATAGCCGCGGTCCTCGTCTCATTTCCTGTGAGCCACTGGAATTCCAGTGGATTCAGCAGGGCCTTGGGCGGAAGATCATGCGTCACCTTGAGTCCTCACGGATGACAAGGGGGCAAGTGAACTTTACATCCCAAGAGGTCAATCGCGCGATCGCTCTGTCCTCTAGTAGGTCAGGCGAGTTCGCAACGTTAGATCTCAAGGATGCGTCGGACCGGGTGTCCTTAAAACTCGTGCGTGCGCTGTTCGAGCATGTGCCCGGACTGTTACGCGCGCTTGAGGCCACGAGGACATCGGCCACAGAGCTCCCAACTGGGGAGGTGTTACCCTTGAGTAAGTTCGCTCCGATGGGGAGTGCTTTATGCTTCCCTGTCGAGGCGGTCTGCTTTTGGGCGATCTGTGTGGCTTCTCTCTCAAGAGAGACACGTAAATCACCGTCCGTAGTGGGGAAGTGGGTGTACGTCTTCGGAGACGACATTTGCGTCCCAACGGAATACGCCCACTTATGTATGCAAGCTCTGGAGCGACACGGGCTTAAAGTCAATGTCGCTAAATCTTGCATTTCCGGCAAGTTCCGCGAGTCATGTGGCATGGACGCCTATAACGGTGTCGAAGTCACCCCTGTCAAGTTGCGGAAATGTTGGACCGGCAGTAGAACTGACGGCACGGCTTACGCCGCCTACGTCTCCTATGCGAACGCTCTTTGCAAACGAGGCTACAAAGCTGCGTCTGACTTCCTGTGGAAAAGGATCTCATCCAGCTTCCGAGTCCCTTATGGGACAGAGAGCTCGGGATTCCCCGCAAGGATAGTATCCCAACCCGAGGAAGCGGAGGCGTTAAACGCCAAACGTTTCCGAGTTCGTTGGAATCGTGATTTGCACCGTTTCGAGTTCCAGGTTCCTAGGCTCGTTAGCCGAAAACTTGATTCAGTTCTCGACTCGTGGCAGAGGCTCCTCAGGTCCCAGGTTATGGGATCTCCAGAGCTGGACCCGTCGGTAGTCGTTGTCCCCCGCTCGACTAGAATAAAGCGTGGGTGGATGGCTGTTTAATTCCCGCTCCCGGCTTCGGCCGGGGGATTGAGGGGCGGTGTTCCGCCACAGCCATGAAGGAGAAGCCGTAAGGCTAAGAGAGTGGCAGGTGCC